ATTTAATTAATTAATTAATTATTTATTTATTTTTTTTAAAAATATAAATGCTAGTATATATGTCTAATTATTTTCGTGGTCCTATTTATAACGACGATCAAATTAATATGTACAGAGCCGTAGCAAGAAGACCAAATTATGGTGTTCGAAATAACTATAGGCTTTCTGCTGGTCAAATTGCTCGTAGAGTTGCTCCAGCTATTGCTGGTATTGCTTATAAAGCTTATCAAGGGTCAGGGCGAAATGCCCTCACCCAAAAAATTGCTTCAAATGCTTTTAAACCAGCGAAAAGAGCTTATGCTCCTGCTCCTAAGAAGAGTCTTAAAGAACAAGTTAAGGCTATTCAAAAGGAAATAAAAACAAACCAAGCTACATTGGTTTATAAAGAAATCGGCACTGGTAGAAATGTTCAGTCTGCTGTCAATCAGCAAACGTTAGGTCCCCTAACTCAGGTTACGATGGGCTCTTATGAGACTGTTCTTGCAGAGCTTAGATTCTTTAATCCGTCCGTTCCAGGTACACTTATACAAGGAAGTGGAGCTTCAGGCACTTATGAACGGTCTTATCATTTTAAATCAGTTTATTCTAAGGTATCGTTAGTTAATAACTATCAAATACCGGTGAAAGTAAAGTTATATTGTTGCGTTCCAAAGGAAGATACAAACATTATTCCTATAACAGCGTTTACGAATGGTTTAGCCGATGTCGGTAATCCTTCTAATACTTCTCCTTATCTAGATTTAACTGAATCTCCTCAATTTAATAAGTTGTGGAAAATTCATAAATCAGTAAAGAAAATTCTACAACCGGGCCAGGTCTGTAAATCTTCTGTAAATTTTAAGGATATAATGTATAACCCTTCAATCTTTGATTCACATGCATTAGACTATCAAAAAAAGTATAAGACTTTTAATTGGTTTGTTAGGATAACTGGTGTTTTAGCTCATGATACTGCTGTTACTACTGAGCAAAGTTTAGCTCCATGCGGAGTGGACTTTTTAACTCAAACTAACTATACAGTAGAGTATGATGCTGGTGTAGATCTTAAATGGATAACTATATCTGATACTTCAGATGCTTCATTCACCAACGGTGCAGTTGTCTCATCTAAACCTGTTGCAGACAACATAGGCTTTTCACTTGCCTAAATTCCAAGAGGCTAATTAGCCCTTTGGTATATCCGAATTCGGACTTACCTATGAAGAACCCCACTTTCGTGGGCCTGTCCCCAACGCGGGCTGTAAATTTCTTAAAAATTTTTTTTGAGCTTGCGAAAAAATAAATCTTTTAAAAATTTGAGAGAATTAAAATCTTAATTATCTTCACTTAAGGGTACCGGCGAGTCGCCCCCACCCTGAATATCAATTATATTCCATCTATCTATTGATAACTTGTCTTTGTCTGGTTCAAAATTTGCTAAACAAATAACATGACAAACGTTGAAAACGCACATTCCCGATTCGTATTTGCTATTAAAGAAGATACCATCTTTTATTGCTTCTAACGCTTCATAAGAGATATAGTTCTCTACGGATCGGGTGAAATGGAAAATACAGATTTTTAAATCGTTTTCTTCATTTTCTAAAAATTTAAAGACAGAATATTTGATGTCTGCGCCTTTTCCACCAACAAATAGCACATTTTTAGGATATTTAATGCAAAGATGTTTAGCTAATGTGGTTTTACCCATATTACCATCTGCATCCCAAAACCAATGTATTTCTCTATCATTTGGAGCTTGATCCAACATATTCAATACATTAGTTTGCCATTCATATAAAGGTTTATCTTTTAATGGATCAACGATAGTGTTTTTTCGAGGAATGTTAGATACAAAATTGCCTTCTTTTGAGCAATAAGTGTAATTTTCATCTCTGTTTCCCCTCGCGTTCTCTAAATGCATTCGATTATTAACTTTTTTTAGTGAATCTAATCGCATAGGAGACTTAAATTCGGCATAGCCCTGTAAATGTGGAGTATTCTTTGATTCTCCAACTTCTTTACCAATAATGTACAAACTTTTTGTCGAAAAGTATGTGTTTAGTGTACCAAATTCTTCTTCAGAATAATTATTTAGTGTAAAACACCAACGTCTCGCTCGTTTGGAAAGTTGCTGAAGATTAGTATTACCTTCAGCACTGTTTTCACATGTACCAACATGTACCATTTTGTATATATTGTACCAAATATAATATTTCAAAATTTAATTAATTAATTAATTATTTATTTATTTTTTTTAAAAATATAAATGCTAGT